GCTACCAGCTCGCCGACCAGGCCAACAACGGCCTTGGCCTCGTCTGAGTTCTTGTTGAATGCTACCCCGACAGCACCGATGACCGAGCGGCCAGTGTCAGTTGAGGTTTCGCCGTACGAACAATCGTTTTCTTCTGCTTGTTCGATCCTACGAAGGATATCTCGCATCTGCTCTATTTTCTCTCTGCGGTTCATAGTCCATATTCCTCAAACGTGTGGTTCTTAGTCGCGCGGATCGTAGATGAGCAGGATCATCAATCCGACTATCGTCGCCGCCAAAATCAGGAAAAGCATGGTCAAGACTCCTGGGCTAAGGCCAAGGTAGTAAGCACGTGTATTGCGTTAGCGATCGGGCAATCTCCTTGATGTGCTCGCGTCTCGCCTCGCGGCAATCGTCCACAGAATACACAGTCACCGGAAGCATCCTTGTACCTACCATCGAGCACTCGCTCCAGTGCCTGTCGCAGTGTGTTCCGCTCTGTCGTGATTGAGGCGTAGATCGCGGATGCGGTTGCGACCCTTTCGAGCGGAACGGCAATCACCGACACGTTGCCGGCTGTTGATTCGTCCACGGGAGCACCGCATTTTTTGCACGGAGCCCTGTCGTCTTCCTCTGGGGGTTCTTCGACCGTTTCGTGTTCGATATATCTCAGGGTTACGGTGTCAGTATTCGCTGGTAAACCAAGTGGGTCGAGAACGTAGTCATTCCAATGGTCTACGCCGTCGTTGATAAAATCGGACTCTTGCAGAATGATGGTTTTCTGTGCCATGTCTCTACCTCCCGGCCTCGCGGCCATCCTGATCCTACTTATTCAATTGGTTCGATGACGACGTTGTGCTCCCATCTGCCGGATTCGTCCGGTGCTGTGCAGATGAGAATGTCGTTGTGTTGCGTCCTGGGCCAATCTCTGGCGATTTCAGGAATCACGTCATGTGGGCTATCAGCCTCCAATTCCTCTACGTAATCGTCTCTGCTCGCGACTCCCTGGTGTCCTCTGCGGTATTCTATGCGGTACAGTGCCATGATTACCTCCCGGCCCGAAGGCCATCCTGATAGTTGGCGGTTGCTGTCACGGGCGATCCGTGAAGTCGATTTCCTCTTGGATGGCGGCCTGCTCGGAGATGAGCGCCGGATCGTTTTCGAGGTCCAGATCGCGCTCAGAGACGCAGACATCGCCGACGTGTCGCAGGCCGTCAAATAGACGGACCTCGTACATCCCTCTGTTGTATGGTCGTAGTATTATACCTTGCGGGTTGCCGTTGCATTTGACCTGTTGGCCCTCTCGGTACGTTGCCATATTTCTATCTCCCGGCCTCGCGGCCATCCTGATAGTGCCCGCCGCCCGGCGGCTAATCGACGGCTCACAGGGGAGGTCGCGCCGGGCTGGCAGGCGTGATTTCGTTGGGATTCCTCTGCATTCTCCATGATGACACGGCTCGGCGGGGTCCGCAGACGCACACGCGCGAGACCACGTGCAGGCGAGAGTCAGAGGGATGCGGATGTCAATGAGCACGTCGATTAGCTATGTACAGTATCGACTCTGCGCGGCCCGAGTTCAAGCAAAATCTTGAGATTCCGCGAAAATTCTCATAACGCTCGCGTAAACAAGGAGTTATGAACACATGATTGCAAGAATTTCTCGACTCCGTGACATGATTTTGGTGACGTGCAGGTTGACGAGGAGACGAAAACGTTGACAGTAGGTGCCATCACAGATCCAACGACACGTGATTACACGAGGTGTTGGGAGATGAGCAAACAGCAAGGCAGCAAGAGCGCCAAACACCCCGGAGGAGCGCCGCGCACGAGATCACCCAAGCGGATCAGCGCCAAAATGCTGCACGAGATCGACGCGATGGCGGAGGCCCAGTGCAAAGATGCTTGTATCGCTGAGGCGCTCGGATTCGAGGTGACGACGTTCAAGGTTCAGTTCTCGCAGAGGTGTCGCCAAAAACGCGCGCAAGGCAAGCAGAAGCTTTATCAGCGGCAGTACGAGAAGGGCTTGGCGGGCGACGTGACGATGCTGATTTGGCTGGGAAAGCAGCATTTGGAGCAGGCGGACAAACGTGAGATCAACGGCAATGTCAATATCACTCTCAACGATGCAGCGGTGGCTCTGCGGGTGGCTCGCGGCGCTGCTGCTGGCAGGATCAGCGATGATGTCCCGGCGCTCAGCCGCAACTGAGCTGACACCGGAGGACATCGGCGATGCGCTGGTCGCCTGCCAGGCGGACCCGGCTCGGTTCGTGTGTGGCGTGCTCGGTGTGCCTGACGATCATCTGTGGGCTAAGCCCCGCGCCATCGCGGAGAGCGTGGCTCATCACCAGCTCACGGCGGTCCCCGCTGGCCACAGCGTGAGTAAGACGTGGCTCGCCGGAAGGCTTGTCTGCTGGTTCAAGTCGTGTTTCCGCCCCTCCACGGTCATCACCACGGCGCCCTCGGACAACCAGGTGCGCAACCAGCTCTGGCGCGAGATCGCGAGTTCCTACCAGGGCGCCCGGATACCGCTGGGTGGCAAATTGACCGGTCTGCAGTGGGATATGCGGTTGTCTGACGCGGACCTGGCTAAACTCGATCCTCAGGATAGGGACCTGTGGAGCAAGGATTTCGCCATCGGATTCTCAACCAGTCCTGACTCGGCGACCGAACACGCAACCAAAATGCAGGGCTGGCACAATCGCTACCTGCTCGTCATCCTGGACGAAGCGTGCGGCATCATGCCGCAAATCTGGCGCACGGTGATGGATAGCTTGATCGTCAACCAGCGCTGCAAGGTGCTCGCTATCGGCAACCCTACTGACCCGGAGAGCGAGTTCGCGGCGGCCTGCCGCCTCGGAGGGCGTCTGGACCACCTGGAGAACGACAGCACCCCGTACACGAGCGACCAGGGCTGGCACGTGGTGCCAGTGTCGGTCCTCGATACCCCCAACTATCAGGAGGATCGGGAGGTCATTCCTGGTGTGGCTGGCAGGGGCTTCGAGCGGACGATCCTGAGTCGGTACGTGCAGGGCTCCGACGGATGGCTGGTGCGTATCCGTGGGGCTTTCCCCAAAGTTCGCGAGGGCACGTATTACGGCAAGGAGCTGGCTGAGTGCCAGCGGGATCAGCGCATCGGGCATTACCCCTATGATCCGGCGTTTCCTGTATACCGCTTCGCCGACTTCGGCGACGTGTGGACCGCCGCTATGGACGTCCAGTTCATCCGGGGCCGCGTGCGGATCATTAACGACTATTGGGACAATGCGGGGGACGCCACCAGTCACGGCGGGACGATCCCGGTGGATGGCCAGGGCGCGCTCGGTTGCGCCAAAAGCATGCAGGCCATGCCCTACGTATGGGGCAAGGAGCACTACGCCGGCCCGGACCTGGAAGGCAGCAACAAGCACAGCTTCACCGCCAGCGGGACCACCACGCGGGACGTGATGCGCGGATTTGGATTCAGCTTCCGTGGTGTCCCTGGCATTCCGTTCGCCGAAGGCATACAAGCCGCGCGCCTGCTCTGGCCTCAACTCGACATCGACGCCAAGGGTGCGAGTACGTTTGTCAAGGCAGCCACCGGATACGGCAAGGTCAAAAACGAGACCATGAGCACAGCCCAGCAAGCCGAGTACCACGATCAGCCCGCTAAGACGTGGCATCGACACATGATGGACGCCCTACGTCACCTGGCCGTCCAACGTCAGTTCTCGACCATTGCTGACGAGTATTTGGGTTCACTCGAAGCGGGTAGAATCTTCTACCAAGAGACAGACTACCGCCCTGGCAATTACGATCCGATGGAATTTATTTGAGAGGTACATGATGGATTTGATGGAACAACACGGAGTAACTTATGTCCGGGCCTGCAAGTGCCCGAATCCACCGATCCAATACCCTGGCATCCATCACCGCGTCAATGAGGACAGGACAATCACGGTGGATGTCCAGACGGTCCCGCGCTGCGCCCGGTGCGGCACGCCGTTCGCTGCTCCACCCGTTGAGGCGGCTACCGCAGACGAGGCCCCAGCGCCGCCCACGGCGAGCACGAGCCGAAAGAGGACGTGACATGCCCTGGACCCCTGAGGAATTTCGCCGTCACAACCACGAGGCCAGCCCGCACCAGCTGGAGGTAGGAGCGGAGCGGGCCAACGCCGTTCTGCGCGAGACGGGCGATGAAGGAGCCGCCGTGAGGGCCGGCAATGCGGCGATCAAGGCGATGCGCCACAACGCCCGGCGCCACATTACCGAAGCGAAAGGCAAGAAGCACCGATGACCACCGTCGCCGAAGTCATGGAAGTCATGCAGAACAAGACCCTCTCGGAGGCCCTGCTCGATGAGCAGAAGAGCTTGGAGATGGCGGCTGATCGGCAGAATTACGAGGCCCTGGCCGAAGAAGTGATCGCTTATGCCCGCCCCGACCTGACCAATGTCGCGACAGCCCAGCGCGACGATCAGACCCAGAAGAGCGGCAAACGCGGCACGTCGATGAAGACCAGCGAAGTGTACATTGATCTGCTGCTCGCGGCCTACGGCTTTCAGACGCAGACCGCCAGCCCCAGCCTGGACTGGTTCAGCTACCGCATGGTCGATCCCACCTTGCGCGACGACGACGATGTCCAGGCGTGGCTGCAACAGCGCGAGCAGGTGGCGTACCAGATGTTCCGGCGCTCGAACTTCTATCCGATCCAGACCAGCGTCTGGAAAGATGGCTTGTCACTCGGCAACGCCCCGGTGATGATCGAGGAAAACCGCGAGCTGAGCGGGATGACCGTCAAGAAGTTCCATCCGGGCAATACGTACTTCCAGTGTGACGCCGAGGGGAATTACCTGCTCATGCACCGGCGCTTCTGGCTCTCCGCCGGCGAGGCGTGGAAGCTCTTCGCTCCCTCACGCGAGTTCTTGTCCACGGACCTGCTGACCTGCCTGCGCAACGGCGATCAATGGCGACGTTTCGAGTTCCTCCAGTGCTATCGGCGTCAAGACGATCTACTGCTGGGCAAGCGTCCCTACGAATATCGCACACGTCTGTGGAACAGTCTCTACCTCCAGGCCCAAAGCGACAAGCATAAGGACGCCGGTTCGCAAGGCATCCTCCGCACGAGCGGCAGGGCGGACGGGCCGGTGGAAGGCTCGCATCTGTCTCGCTTCGCCAACTGGCGCTATGACTGGGACCCGGAAGAGACGTACGGTCGCGGACCCGGCCAGCATGGAATCGTCACGATCAAGCGCCTGCACGGATCGCACGGCGACGTGATGACGGCCGCGCAGCGCGGGCTGAATAGCCCGTTGGTCGCCGACAAGATGCAGAAAGGGCGCCTGGATCTCAATCCTGGCGCGGTCAACTGGCGCGACAATCCGGCCCAGCAGATCCAACGCATCTACGACCGCATCGACTATCCTTATGGCGTGGACATGCTGCAACGGTTCTCGACCGAGGTCCAGGACCTGTTCCATGTGTCGCTGTTGCGCATCCTCACGCAATCAGAAAAGCCGATGACGGCGCGCGAAGCCACATTGCTCTACCAGGAGAAAGCCTCTCTCATTGCCCCGGCCGTCACCAGCCACGAGCGCGACTTCCTCGAACCCTCTCACGCGAACGCTTGGCAGATCGCGGCGGCCGAGGACCCCGACTATTACAAGTCGATGCCTGATATGCTCAAACGCATCTACGACCAGGGCGGCAAAGGCGAGATCGAGGTCGAGTTCCAGGGCATGCTGGCTCAGACCCAGCGGGCGATGGTGGGGCTGCGCCGCATGGAAGCGGCGCTCGGTGGCGCCGAAGCGGTGCTCGCCATCGAGCCCACGGTGCGGGACAAGGTCAATTGGGACGAAGTGTTCGAGAAGCAACTGGACGATTCCGGCTGGTGGCAGGACACGATCCGCAGCGATGACGAGGTCGCCGCCATCCGCCAGCAACGGTTGCAGATGCATCTACAGGAAGTGCAGGCGGAAATCCAGCAGCGGCTCGGCAGCGCCGCCAAGAGCTATGCGGGGGCGCAGCGTGACATTCAGGAGGCGGCGGCATGATGGACTCGATTATCGTTCACGTTTCGCGCGCTAACGCTAGGCTACACCCCCGCTTTGGGCGTTTCCTCAAGGTGGCTTTCAAACGGCGCGCCCGGCAGGAGATCGAGCGGTACGTGCGCGAGAACGGCCTCTTCACGCGCATCGTCTCTGTTTGTGACCTGGGCTTGACCCGGTGGTATTCCGAGAGCAAGGAAGAACGCTACGCGCTGCGGATCACCCTCGAACGGGACGGCCGGCTGCCGACGACGCAGGAGGTTGCCGACTTGGCTCCGTTCTACTGGAATTATATCCCGTCCTGGATACGCAAACAGATGAGGCTAACACTGGCATGACACCCGAACCCAAGACACCGCAGATGATCGCGAAATACGGTTTGCTGTTCAGCACGCCGCTGGGCATCGACGTCCTGGAGGACATCGGTCGGGACTGCCATTTCGGACAGATGCTGGGCGTGAGCGAGGCCCAGATCACTCTGCACAACTTCTTCGAGCGTCTCTTGAGTATCATTCGCGGCGGCGACGGCGTCGGTCAGCAGGAGTCGTACATCGCGGAGATCCTCCGAGTTCCGATTTCACCACGGCCTTCCTTCGATGAGTCAGGAGATTGACATGCAGCGCAGACTACTCACCCTTCCGTTCGGCCCGTTCTGGCGGGGCAAACTCCATTTCTGCCGATTCGATGAGCTGGAGCCCGTCGATCCCACCGCCACCGGCCTGGCCGTCAACGATCCGCATCCGCCGGAGACGCCCTGGTATCAGGCTGAGGATTACCGCGACTTGACGGACGATGAGCGCCGCATCGCGGCCAAGTGGCAGAGTCCTAATGAGGCCGTCAAGGGCGGCATTCACGCCCATCGCCTCGTCAGCCAGAAGGTCAATCAGGCTATCGCCGCCAACCCCGGCCTCTTGCGCGATTCCGGTCTTGAGGCCGCCACGATCCTCAAGGAGTTCGGAGCCGTGGACAACGCCGAGGCCCTGGCCGAGTACGGCGGACCTTGGCCGAAAGACTATCACCAGAAAATACAGGACAGCTACGACGCGGAAGAAGAGGCGGAGCTGAAAACCCTCTGCGTCACGGCGCACCTGCTCCCCCATCAGATCAAGGCCCTGTTCGCCTACCGGGAGACGCAGATGCGCAAACTGGACCGCCTGCTGCGCGAGCAGGATCAGGACGCCAACACGCGCAGCGCCAGCGCGCTGGAAGCCTTTCAGACGCGGGACGGCTGGGCCGGCGACGCCTTCAAGAACAACCTGAGCCTGTGCGAGCGGGCGGCGCGGCAGTTCGGCGACGACGCCCTGGCCGACCGGGTCAAGGGCATGCGCGAGGGTAAAAGTCCGTTCGACCCGGCCCTGGTGAACGTCCTGTATGAATTAGGGCAAGCCCGCGTCAAGGAGGCTGACACGATCACGGGCGAACGCACAGAAAAGGGGACGCCGAAACAGGAAGATACCGTCTGGGATTTCCCGGAAATGGATCAGAAGTGACAGTGCGGCACGCAGGCCCGAGCGCAGCCCGGAGACCCTGACGCCGCTTGACAAAACAAAAATGCCGGCCACGCCCGCCCTTGGCGGGTCCCGGCTACGCCTGTGACACCGGGCCGATCAAGGCACGACACGCCCGAGGCGCGAGCCTGCACGGTGCAGCCACCTCAGCCGAAATCAGACAACACATGATTTTGACTGAGGTGCGAGCATGGCAGTATCGTACGTACACCAGCAGTTCAGCATGTTCGAGCGCCTGCGCGGTTCCGATCCGAGCGGCAAGAAGATGCTCCCGATTGTGGAGGCGATCAACCAGAACATTGACGACTTTCTCAAGGACATGTACTCGGTCCAGGCGAACATGGGTTTGTGGAACCGCACCCGGGTCCGCAACAGCATCCCGACACCCAGCTTCGGCCAGTTCTATCGTGGGACAAGCAAGAACAGCACCACGACCCGTTTTATCCCGGAACATGTGTGCGAGATCACCGACCGCAGCGAGGTCGATTGCCGCGAGCTGGATACCATCCAGAACGGCAAAGAGGAGCGCACCAACATCGTCAAGGCGTTCCTACAGGGCATGGGCCAGAAGATTGTCGATCTCAGTATCAACGGCGGCGAGGACGCCACGACCGGCCAGCACGTCAAGGGCCTCCTGGAGCGCCTCAACAGCTTGCAGGTTGCCAGCGCCGACCGCAAGAACGTCATCACGGCGGGCGGGTCAAGCAACCTGACGGCGATCCTCCTGGTGGAGTGGGGTCCGCAAGCCTATTTCTGTATCTACCCACCGGGCTACGTCAAGAATGCCACCTACGGCGTCACGTATCGCAACGAGAAGCGCGAAAAGGTCTATGATGACGACGACAAGCCGTACTACGCCTATGTCGACACCTTCAGCGCCTGGCTCGGCAACTGCTGTGCGGACGAACTGAAGATCGCCGCCGTCGTCAACGTCGATTCGACCGCCACATTCAACGAGGACCTCATCATCAAGCTCCTCAACCGCTGCAAGTTCCGGCGGGGGGTCACGCGCATCTACTGCAACGAGATCATTCGGGGGCAGATCGAGATTCGCGGCAAGGACAAGGCGAACATCCTGTGGGGTACGAACGAGCTGTTCGGACGCGAGGTCACGACGTTGAGCGGCGGAGCGATCCTCCGCACGGTGGACTCCGAAATCCTCGGCAACGATCTGACCGCCGTGACCTGATCGGTCACATGACGGTACGGGCGGAGCGCCGGATTTGACCTGACCCAGAAGAACAAGGAGAAACAGTTATGAACGACCGATTCGCAACATTCTGTGCCGACAAGAGCATCCTTTCGGGGGTGACGCCGTGCTACGCGCTCGGCAGCGGCAATGAGTTTGATTTGGAGACCTACGCGGCCGCCGACATGCAGGTCACGGGGTGGCTCAACGTGCGCTTCAGCGAAGACGCCGCGCCCACGGGCGGGACGGAAGGACTGGACATCGCGCTGCACGTGGACGACGACGCCGGCATGGCGTCCGCCAGCGTGTTGCAAACCATGCACCTCAAAGCGGCCGAGGTCGCCGCCGGCAAGTGCTACTCGATGGGCGTCGCCGTTCAGAGGAACGAAAAGCTCATGGACGTGTATATCGCGGCCACGAGCACCGAGTTTGGCGGGGTGCTGAACGTGACCATCACGCTAGACGCCTTTCCCCTGCTGAACGAGGTGCATCAGTCCAACCTGACCATGTGACCCTGACAACCTGAGAAATCCGAACGTCTGCGCGGGCGGTCCGCCGTAGTGCGGGCCGTCCGCCTTGAGAACCAATCAGAAAGGACACTGCGATGAAACGATGGATTCCTGTAGCGCTCCTGCTGGCCTTGCTCTGCGCGGTCGCGTGGGGTGCGTTCACCAAGTCCGTCACGTCCATAGACTGGCGCTCGATTCGCCTGCTCGAAGACGGCGGCGAACTCGATACCTGGATGACGGAGGCCGAGGGCAAGATCAATGCGGCCTCGGGGACGTGGAGCGGTGGGGCCGTCGCCGCCGACGCCAACCTGGCGGACGGCGTGGTCATCTACACCGCTCCGGAAGTGGCTGATGCCAACAATGCCATCCAGGGCTACGACGTAGATGGGACGGCGAACGTCGATATTCTGCGGTGGCAGAATGGCAATACGGTCAGTGCCGTGCTCGGCGCCGCGACCGTTCAATTCTCGCTGGCTTCGACCGGACTGGACATCTCGACGGCGGGCGCGATTTCCAACGCCACCACGGTCCAGGGCACGGGCAACGCCACGATGGCCGGCTACACGTTCAGCACTACGGGGACCTCGGAATATGTCTCCGTCGTGGACATCAACGACGCGGAACTCGTCGCGCTGCGCGCCACGCCGATGGAGTTGGTCGCTACGCCTGGAGCCGGGGCCTACATCGAAGTCGTCAGTTGCCAACTCATCTTCGACTACGGCAGCGGCACGGCCTACGCCGAGAGCGCCGATAACCTAATTCTGGGCTACGACGACGGCACGACGCAGATCGGCAACACGCTCGAAATGACCGGGTTCATCGACCAGGTAAACGACATGGTCCTGTGGTGGGTCAATTCGGCCACAGCGCACAATCCGTCGCTGCTCGTCAACAAGAACATCGCGATCAAGAACTCCGGCGACGGAGAGATTGTCACCGGGGACGCCAGCGACGGGGCGCTGCGCGTCATTACCACGTACCGCGTCCATACGAGCCTCAGCCTCTAAGGGAGAGCGAAGATGACGGTGAAACGCTCATTCAAACAGCTTAGCTGGGCGACGGGCGCCGGCCACGCCGCTCAAACCGATACCATCGGGGACATTACCGGCAAGCTCCTGCGCGCCAACGTCACTATCTCCGAGGTGACGGGCAACCCCACGAGCGATGTCACTCTGGTCGACGCGCGCGGGGCGACTCTGGCCACGTTTAGCACCCTCGCGGATGGTACGGCCCACGTCTTGCTGGCCGAGAGTCATAAGGCCACGCAGGATGCCGATTTCAACCCCATCCCGTGCGTGGCCGAGACGCTCACGCTGAGTGTCGATCCCAGCGCCGACGCCGGCGGCACGGGCCAAACCTTGACCGTGGACGTGGACCTCTATCTCGAACAATAGCAAGGAACGGACGGTGACATGAACATGTTTTGGCTCTATACTCTGACTGCCGTGGCCCTGCCGGCGCTCGGCACGTTGCTGTGGGCGTCTCGCTGCATCCGCCGACCGGAGAGCCGCTGGGGCTATGCCGGTTTCCTGATTGGCGCGTACTGGCTGGGATGGTTCCTGCACTTCATGCTGTGGACGCAAACGTGGCACGTAGGGAGGTAGTCATGCTGGGATTCTACTTTTGGGGTCTGCTTTTGATTATTGGCTTTTACTGGTTCGTCGCTTGGCTGGCCGGGACACATCCCTATCTGTATCGCTGGTGGCGTAGATGCTGCCACTGGCTGGGCACAAACACCGCTTCGGACGAGGAATGCCATGAGCATCGCCTCAAAGATCATCATCATCTGTGGTTGTGAAAGGACGAGAGTGTTATGTACAACATCGGCCAAGGAATGATGTTTCTGGTGACGTTGCGCTGCAACCTCTCGTGCCCCCGGTGCTTCGTCCGCCATCGTCCCCATACCGCCCGTCGCGAAGATATGACGTGGGAGCAGTTCACGCACACCGTAGATCGGTGCGCCGAACTGGGGCTGCACGTCAAATGGCTGCAATTCTCCGGCGGCGAGGCGACCCTGTGGCCGCACCTGCGCGATGCCGTACGCTACGTAAAAGCCGCTGGTATTTGCGACCGCGTTCGTATCACCAGCAATGGTGTCGATCGTAACCTCAGCGACTACGGCGGAGCGGACCTGATCTCCATCAGTCATTACGGCGCCGTGAATCGGGCCGATATGGCGCGCTTGCGCCGGCAGGCCAAGACCAGCAAGCAACGGGTGGACATCGGCTACGTGGTACACCTGCCGTGGCCCTGGCCCGATCTCGATCAGATTCCTTTGGATGCGCGAATGCCGGCAGCGTGCAGTTGTGTTCTCTATGCGTTCATTCAGGACCAAGTCTATCCCTGCTCTTTCAGCGCCATCGTCAATCCCAACCATCATCACTGTCATGTAGACGAGGACTTCCCCAAGCTGCTGGCGGCGCGCGACCCGCGTTCCCAGCCGCTCTGTGCCGGCTGTCTGAGCAACCGCAAGCTCCGTCATGCGTATGGAGAAAATCTCACCTTTGAGGCGGGCGTGTGGGACTCTCCGGTTAGCGTTCTGCACAGTTTCCACTACCGGGGCCGTCTGCTGCGCTATCTGCATCGCGCCTATCGCCGCTGGCGATCCGATCACTTGTGGCGATGTCGCCATGACGAACTTCATGCCGAGGAGGATGTCGCGATCAAGGAGTCCACGACATGAAGTGCAAAGATTGGCTGCTGCTGTTCGGGGGGATGCCGCTGGTGGGTGTGAGCTTGACTTGGGCCATCCTGACGTGGCCCCTGCGCGCCTGGCGTCGCCACCGCACCGTGTCACGGCGTGTCCGCGAAGCGCGTTACCAGATGTGGCTGTCCGAGATGGGCATGGACAGGAAGGCATCGTATTTGAGGCCCTGATGCGACAGACTCTGCTTATCCTGCTGATCTTCGCCGTGCTCGGCGGCTCCGCCTGCTCGGCCCAATGGCTCTTCATCAAGCGCACCGGGGTCTCCCCGCCGGAAGAGCCGAACGAACCCAATGAACCGCCGGCGGAGGGCAGCTACTACATCGACCCGTTGAACGGCAGCGACGACGCCAACGGCTTGTCCGTCGCGACCGCCTGGAAGACGGTGCAGCACGCCGAACAGACGGCCGTCGCCGCCAACGTCTACCTGCTGGACGGTGACTACGAGGCCATCAACATCACGGCCCTGGGCACGCCGCGCAGCTCGTGGAGCGAGGCCGTCACGTTCCAGCCCTATCCCGGCGACGATCCGAACATCGAGCAGCTTTACATCACCGGGCAGGTCCATCGGTACATGACGTGGGACGGTCTCGACATCACGTACCCCAATCGCGGGACGGAGACCTGGACCAACGAAGGCTACGTCGTCTGGATTCAAGGCGGCCTATCCATCCGGATCAAGGACTCGGTCATTACCGGCGTCTTCAACGCCGATCCGAACGACGCCGAGCATCGCAATGCGGCCAAGTATGCGATCTCCAAAATCTTCTTTCTCTCCGAGCCGGACATCAGCCACGTCGGGGACATTCTCATCGACGGCTGCACCATCCAGAACGGCCGACAAGGTCTCTACTTCGCCACCGATCATCTCGTGGGCCAAGTGACCGTCCAGAACTCCATCATCCGGTATACGTCCAGCAGTCTGATCGTCATCGTCAACGGGGTCAGCGACTGCACCCCGCCGCAATGGCCGCGCCCCATCTTCCAGGACAATCACCTCTACGGCCATTGGGAAGGGTTCGCGAACGATTTCTCCGAGTCCGCGCACGGCAGTGGATTCTATCTGAACTCGGATGGCATCATCATTCGCCGCAACGTCATCGAGAGCTACGGCACGACGGCGGCCCTGCGGACCTATCCGGTGGGCACGGTCTACTACAAGAACATGACGATTGAGAACAACCTCATCCTGCACCCGCTCAACATGGCGTTTCAGTTCTACCGTCTCGGCGGCGATTCGATCATCGCCAACAACACCGTCATCGGTGTCCACGACGCGGGGACCAACGGGTACTATTTCGGCAATAGCAGCTACAACCTGACGAACTCGGTGGAGAGCACGGACGGCGACGTGAGCAACTTGACGATCTGCAACAACCTGTTCCTGGCCTGTACGGAACAGAACATGCTGGTTGAGGGCGCGCACGAGGAAGGCAACATCTTCTGGTCGATCTACGACTCCGGCTCCGGGTTTATGACGCAGACCACCTTGACGGCGAACTTTCCCGGCAATCTCGTCTTGGCCGGGGCCGATGACGCCAACCTGCCCGACGTGACCGAAGATATGTTCGCCGGCGGGACATGGTACGACAGCTACGCCTTCGCGCCCGCCGTGCAGACCGATCCAAAAACCTCGGTCGAAGACTACAAGTGGAGCGCCGGCGACGGCCACGCCGACCCGGCCCACGCCTTCGATCTCGTGACCGGAGCGCTGGCCGTGGACTACGGCACGGACGTAGACGTGGATACCGACTTCTGGGGCGACAATCGCGATGCCTCTCCGGACGCCGGATACGATGAGTACGTAGGAGAATCCCCATGAAACGAGTCCTCTTCTTGACTGTGCTCTGTATGACGACGACAGGCTATGCGGGTGCGATCTACGTGAATGCGGCAGCCGCCGGTGGGGGCGACGGTTCCACCTGGGCGCAGGCGTGGAATACGGCAGAGTTTGCCGCCGACACGCCCGGCCCCAACGATGTCTACTACGTGAAAGCCGGCACGACCTACAGCTTCGAGGCTTCTCTGGCGTGGTCCGGGTCCAGCGGAGTCGGGACCGGACCGATCACGCTGATCGGCGTCAAGAGCGGAACGACGAACGAACCGCCCGTCACCAGCGATTACGCGACCGGTTCCGACCGGCCCCTGTTCGACTTCTATACCCTCGTCTCCGGCCGTCTGATCGTGGGTGACTACTGGTACGTCAAGAACATGCGGATCATCGGCAACGCCACGACGTCTTTCACGACGACCGAGAAGTGCGTGGTGGAGGGTTGCTACGTCTACAACAACAGTGGCAGCGCCGACCGAACCGCCTTGGAACCGGACGCTTACAGCACGATCATCGAGTGCGAACTCATCAGCACCAACGGCGCGGCCCTGGCCCCGGCGGGCAACGCGGTCCGGGTCACGACCTGCTACATCCACGATAGCGCCACGGGTTACGCGATAGCCGGCTACGGCGCGCTTGTGGACAGCGTCGTCTGGGGCTGCACCACGGGTGTGACCTGCACGGGGATCGCGCCGCTCGTCTACGGCAACACCATCGGCGGTTGCACCAACAACGTCACCGGATCGGTAGACACCTACGCTCTCATCAACAACATCATCGTGGACGCCGACACCGCCGAAGTCGCCTGGACGGCCGACGCGACGGGACTTGCCTCGCACAACTGCTGGGGTGCTTCGCCCACCCTGACCAACTTCACGCTCGGGCTGGACGGCACGAACATTTCGACCGATCCGAACCTCACAGACCCCAACGGCGATGATTTCTCCATCGGGACCGACAGCGTCGCCTTCGACGCCGGGGTCCAGGTCGATGCGACCGTGGGAGTTGCCAACACGAACTACGTGAACATCGGCGCCTACCAGACCGATGCCAACACCGTCGCCAGCGGCGCCACCGCCGAAGAGATCGCGGCGGCCGTGGTCAGCGCCCTGAACGCGACGACCATTCCCGTCAACGTCACCAAGTTCGAGGGCGCCGACATCAGCGATACGCTGCTCGACCCCAACGGACTCGTCAAGACCGCCGTGCATGACGTGTCCTCGGCGGCGGGCGTTGCCACGCTGGCCGACTTCTTCGCCACCGACACCGGCGATACCTACGCCGGCGCAGTCAGCGGCTCGGTCGTCAAGGAGATCGCCGACAATGCCGGGGGCGGCGGGGGCTTCGATCCCAATACGACCCCGGTGCAGGTGAGCACGACCGGCGTCGCCGCCATTCAGTCTGGGTTATCGACCTTCGACCCGAATAGCACACCCGTGACCACCAATAGCACCAGTATTGCGGCCATCGCGGCGGCCGTACCATCCAGCAGCTTTGACCCGAATACCACGCCGGTCCAACTCAGTTCGGCGGCCCTTAGCGCCGTCGCCGCCGGGCTGCATGATTTCGATCCCAATACCACCCCTATCCAGGTATCGAGCACCGGCGTCGCCGCACTGGCCGCGGCGCTGCACGATTTCGATCCCAATAGTCTGCCCGTGCAAATCTCTTCGACGGCCCTCGCCGCCATCGCGGCGCTGCTGCCCGAGAACTTCGATACCGTCACCGTCGCCGACGCTAAGATTGCGGCCGATGCTTCGGTGTCCCTGACCGAAGAAGATGTCAACGATATCGCCGACGGCGTCCTAACCGCCCTGGGCGAAGGGATTGCCGTCAACGAGTTCACCGAATCCGCGCTGGCCGCCATCAACGCTCAAGTCGATACGGCGCTCGAGGATTACAACAGCCCGACGAAGTCCGAACTCGACGCCGGTTTCGCCGCCTTGAATGACCCCAATGAAGCGGCCATTGCCGCCGAGGTCGTGACAGAGCTGCTGGCCGAGACCTTCGATGGGACGATCAAGGTCGGAGACCTATACGACGGGCTTCTGGCCTTCCTGACGGGCAAATGCGTCATCGTGGACAATGGGGCCACGAGTACCTACACATTCTACAAAAACGACGGTACGACGATCTCCTATAGCTTGACCAGTGCCGACGACGACGGCGCGCGGGCCGTGGGAGCCATCATCAACGAAGAATAGGAGGCCGTCATGCCGGGAGTGATACCGGTACAATCTATACCCTTGGGAGCGCTGGCCGCGACCGCCGGCGGCGAGGACTCCGGGACCGGGACGCAGACCATCGAGGTCTATCTGGCCGTCGGCCCGCCCAACGCCACCGACCTGTGCAACGGCGCGATCGACTTGGTCGGCGCCGGCGTGGAGGCGTACGATCAAATCCTGGATTTCGTGACGGATACGAGCCGCCTGGCGGACCATTGCCGGCGGCGCTTCCATCGCGCCCGGCGCCGCGCCTTGCTGAAATGGCCCTGGCCGGAAGCGGGGGCCTACCTGCCTGGCACGGCCGGGGACACCGACTTCATCCATCCGACCTACGATTTCACTTACAGTTACCAGATTCCCGTCGGCGCGGGCCTGCTGGCCTTGCGCCGCATCGTGAACGCCAGCGCCCGGCCGCTCCTGTATGACCGGCACGGCGACCATATATTGACCAACTATCTGCCCAGCGAATTCTGGTGGCACTTCACGCTCGATCTGGCCGGCCCCTTCTCGGAAGGATTGGGCCGCTGCATCGAATACGAATTGGCCATTGACCTGTGTGGGCCGTTGCTGCGCGGCGAGGCCGCCTCCAAGCGGCGCGTCGAGCTGCATCAGGAGTACCGCGAGATCGGACTGCCCGACGCAGCCCGGCAGGCCCAGGACGAGCAGTACGACCAGACCAACGCAGCCGCGCCGATACCCTGGATCGAAATCACGTAGACAGGAGACGAACGATGCTTCCAATCATGGCACTTATGGCGCTCCTGGCGGCACGCCAAACCTCGTCGGCCCTCCCCGGCATTCCGAATGTGACCAGCCCGGAAGTCACGGAGCCGCTCTCGCAGAGTCGGCGCCGTCTGGCTTCCATGCAGGGCCGCAAAAATACCCTGTTGACCGGTGGATTGCTCGGCAACCCGCCCTTGCTGCGACAGGGCTTGGGAGGGATCGCCTAAGTGCCTCTGCACAGCATTCAAATGAGCTACGCCGGCGGCGAACTGTCGCCGTTGATCTCCCACCGGTTCGATTTGGAGCCCTACGCCCTCGGGGCGCGCACCCTGGAGAATATCATCGTCACGGAGACCGGCGCCCTGACGCGCCGACCCGGCACGTATCATGCCGACGACGCCACCACCAAAGGCAATGCCCCGGCTTACTTGCTGGCGTGGGTCTACAACCATGAGGATAGCTACGTACTCGAATTTACGCCCCTGAAAATCCGCGTCTATCGCGATCACGGCTTGGTGGAATCGGCGCCCGGCGTCCCGTTGGAGATCGACACCCCCTTCACAGCGACCGAGTTGCCGTACTTGCAGGTATGGCAGTCAGGGGACGTGCTCTGGATTCGTTCGCAAAGCCGCTGGAACTATAAGCTGACGCGCACCAGTCACACCGTCTGGACCCTGGCGGACAGCTATCCCGACGATGGACCGTGGCGGCAGACGAACGTCGCCGCTACGACGATCTATCCCAGCAACGTCGGCAAGCCGGGCACGTACACGGTCCTCCATGCCAGCGCCGACGTGTTTGAACCGGAGCACGTCGATTCGGCGTGGCGGCTCGACCATATCCTGCCCGAGCGCGCGCAAGAAAAGACCTTCACCGCCGAGGCCGAGGACACGAACAGCCTGCTCGTGGCCAAGGGCGGCGAATGGGAGTTCAGCGTCCAGGTTGCCGGCGGCGCTGCCGCCGAAGCGACGATCGAGCTGCAATACTCGCTGGACGGCGCGACGTTCAGCACCTATCGCAGTGTCTCCGTCCTGCGCGCTGCGAACGATACCAGTCTGCTCGAAATCATCAAGGACAGGTTTCTGGGTCGCGACGAACGGATCGAGCCGACGCCGATGCACACCGGCGAGAATGCCGAGGACCGGGCCATCTACTTGCGCGCCGCCTGCACCAGCCACGCGAGCGGGATGATCAAGACAACCATCAAGGCCAAGCCCTATACGCACAGCGGTATCATCTGGCTGACCTTCTATACGTCCGCCCGGCAGATGGGCGGAGAGATCGTCGTGTCGCCGGCCAGTACGGACCCGACCGCGGATTGGGCCGAGGGCGCGGTCAACGGCGTGCGCGGCTACTGGCGGGCGCTGGGTTTCAATGCCGAGCGCCTCGTCCTGGCGGGCACGGAGGACGAACCCCTGCGCATCGACGCGGGCGTGGCCGGTGATTACGACCGCTTCGATCCCGGCTTTGCCGACGACACCGACGCCTTCAATATCACCTTGAGCCAGTCCCGGCAGAACCGCATCCAGTGGATCAACGGCGAATGGACCAGCTCCATGCTGGTCGGCACCGAAGGCGGCATTGTGGAGCTGCGACCGCTGAGCGGCGCGGGCGGCTTCACCCCGACGAACTGGCCGGCCATCTACCGCACCCTGCGCCGGCGCATGACGCGCATTCCGCCGGCGATGGTCGATGACGTGCTGATCGCTCCGGGGGGCGTGGGCGCCCAGCGCTGCTACCAAATCTATCACTCGACCGAGCGCGGCGGCCTGGTGGCAGACGATTTGACCCGCTATGCGCGGCACATCGGGCGCACCGGTTTCGTGGGCCTGGCCGTGCAAGAGGACCCGGATCAAATCCTCTGGCTGCCGCGCGCCGACGGCGTCATGGCGGCCTGTTCCTTCGCGTACGGGGCGACCGCTTGGCATCGGCACCAATTCGGGCAGGGCGTGATAAGTCACTGCACGGTCCCGACCCCTACGGGCGATGAACTCTGGCTCTGCGTCGAGCGCTTGGTCGGAGCGGAAACGCGCTACTTCATCGAGTATATGGGCCTGGTCGATCTCGAAGCCGAGATCGAGGACGGACACTATCTGGATTGCGCGGAGGTCTGGGACGGGGGCGATCCCGCCGTGGTCTATGCCGTGACACGCACGGACCCGGCCGTCGTGCATTTGGTCACGTGGCCCACCGACAGCAACGGCGACGCCCTGGCGGACGGCGATACCGTGCGGTTTATCGGCCACACCGACCTGCAACGTCAAATCTTCCAGGTCTACGGGGCCGACGCCGAGGCCCACACCCTGCAACTGAAAGATGTCACGGGCGCCGTCGTCATCAACGGCGAACTGTTCACGGATGAGAGTACCGACGTTACGCTCGAATGGGTGCGCGCCGGACTGAGCGGGCTGGCGCATCTGGCGAACCAGACGGAACTGGCGCTGGTCGATGGGCAGGAGCGCCCCATCACCATCGACGCCGTCGGCGCGTTTACGCTCGGCGACACCGTCGAATACGACTCCTACGCGCGCACCGTCCGGGCCGGCATTTCCTACACAAGTCTCTTCGTCTCCCTGCCGTTGGAATTCTACCTGCGCTCGGGAACCACGGTGGGCATGCGCAAACAACTGAGTCAGTTGACGTTGAGTCTCTACCGCAGCTACGGGGGTGAGTACGGGGTTTCGACCGAGCAGTATCAGGCGCTGGAGTACCGGCGCTCCGCCGCGCAGACGGGGGCGGGACCATTCCTCTGTACCGAGGACAAGAACCTGCCACCCATCGGCGGGATGTTCAGCGGTGAATTGAACGTTACAGTGCGTTGCACGGGGGCCTACCCGTTCACCATTCGCGGCATGGCCCCGGTTGTGGAGGTTCATTGAGCATGCTCAGTCCGGGCTTGGTAGCCAATGTCGGACAAGCGGCCATCGGCACCGGCGCGCAAGTGCTGGGGGGCAGTCCCGGTGCTGCCGGGGGCGGACTCAGCGCCGGACAGCTTCTCGGCGCCACCGGCGGTCTGCTGGCCGGTCTGGGGACATTCAGTCAGGCGCAGGGCTACGCCCAGTTCAACGCCACCAGCGCCAAGGCGGCCCGCGCCCTGGCGGCGGAGGCCCCGAAAGTCGCCGCGTGGCAGATCAGCCGGCTCCGCATCTTCAAGCGGCAAACGCTGGCCAGTCAGCGCTTCGCGGCCGCGCTGTCCGGGGTGCAGGTGATAGGGACGCCCTCCGATATCAAGCGGTTGACCGAACAGGAGTTCCTGCTGGACGAGCGGAACATCTATCGCGAAGGACAGATCGAGAAGATGACACAGGAAGAAGCCGCCAGCAGCTATGACGCCGCCGCCAAAGCGAATAGACGATCCGGCTTCTTAGGCATGGTACAAACGGGCATTGGTATAGCGAGCTTGGTACGCTGATGGCATTCGACGCACTCAGAGGCTATACGCGACAGCAAGCGCCGAGCGGCAACGTCCCGGAACAGGGGGCCGTTCAGGGCGGCTACGCCTTGGCTCAGGCGACGGAGGCTGAAGGGGCGGCCCTGCGCCGCGTCGGTGGGGCCGTCGCGGATCTCGGCCATAATCTCGAAGCCGAGAGCCTGCGTCAGAGCGCGATCAATCAGACGTTGGCCCTGGCGGACATCGATGAGAAGAACCGGGTCTTCCTCAGCGATATGTCGCAGCAGCACTGGGTCGAGAACCACGTCGGCCGTTGGGACCAAGCCGTGACGGAATGGGACCGGCAGTTCGGCACGCTGCTCAAGAGTCACGCCAAACAACTGCATCCGAAGGATCGCGCCGCGTGGCAAGCCACGATGAAGGCCCGCGCCAAACAGTGGCAAAATCCCGTCATCGCCAAGGCGGCCGACCTGCGCGAGACCTACGCCAACGAGGCCATCGCCCAGCAGTACGTCAACCGCTACGCGGCCGGGGATGTCACCGGTGCCGCGCAGCTTGCCGAGCAGGCCCGGACTCTCTTTGCCGACGATGCCTTATGGCGCGCGCGCCTGCAGGACGCGAACGAGCAGATCGTCTGGAAGGTCGCGTCCCAGGGCGACATCGAGCGCGCCCGCGCGCTCGTGGCCGAGTTGATTCCCGCCCAGCGCCGGGCCAGCCTCGATGACAGCCTGAGCAAGTACGGAGAGTACGCGCGCGACCGCTTGAACGAGCAGCGGGCACAGGCACGGGAAAAGGTATTGGAGAACGTCGATGTCAGCCTGCGCGCAGGCAAGGCTGACAGCGCTCTCGCCGCCCTGGCCGCTGCCCCCGAAGCCAGTCCCGAGGAGATCGGCGGCCAGCGCTGGGAACAAGTGCAGCAAAAGTGGATCGACCGCGCTCTAAATAGTGCCAAGCCCGCCGAGACGAGTCCCGCCGCGTTCAACGAAGCGGCCCAAGCCCAACTCCAAGCCGCCGCCGGCGAGACGAAACCCGCCGACGCGCGCGAGACCGCAGCGGGCCTGCGCTTCGATCAGCAGAAACTCTCGCCGGATGACTACGCCCAGATTCGCTCGTGGCAGGACGTGGACCCCGTCACCGCGAAGATCATGCTCGGCGCGATCGAGAGCGTCAAAAAGCAGGTCAAGGTGGGCCTGCGCCATCTGGGACTCTTCCAGGCCGACACGGATAAGACGCTGGCCGCCACTACGAAATTCATCGCCGAACGGGCCGCGCAGGCCAAGGAAACCGGCAAGCCCCTGGACCCGGCCGAATTGGACCAAGCGGCGCGCCAGTTCGCCGCCGCGCAGGGCCAGCAGGCGCTGAAGGACTTTGCCGCCAGCGCGCCGCCGAAAGAGCAGGACATCGACATCAGCGGCGTTCCCGCACCCCAGCCCAAAGAGAGGCGCGAGAAGGGGCCTGGCTATTTCGGGCCGTTGCCCTTCCACGACGGCCGCACGTCTACGGAACTGTCCATTGGCGTCGAAATAGACGGCCAGGAGATAGAGATTCCCTCTTTGGTCCCGACATTGACCCGGCCGGAGATTGACCATCTGCTCAGCGGCCAGAAGCCGACCAAGGCCATCGTGCGCAAGGCCGTCGATCATGCTCAGAAGAGAATGGCCGAGGGCAAAGATGTTTTTGCCCAAGCCGGCGAGCAGGTTTCCGTGCCGAAGCCGAAGGCCAAGTCCACCTATCCCCAGATGCGCCGCGACACCCCGCCGGAACTACGCGACCGCATCAAGCGGTTGCTCGACGCCGGGGCCGATCCCGAAGAAGTCTTCAACGCCGACGAAGTCAAACCGTACGTGCTGAGGTCGCAATGACATGCCCACCCTGGCTGAACTGGAAGAGAAGACCTTCACGCCGACCTCGCTGGCCGCGCTCGAAGCCCGACAGGGCCTGACGCCGGCTGAGCCGCTCAACCCGTACGCGCAGACCTGGCTGGACGAACCCGATCTGGTCGATCGCGCCGGGGCGATGGGCCGTCTCTCCTGGGACTTGAACGCCCAGCACGGCCTGCCGCTGGACCGCGCCGACGCCTATCAAACCTGCCTCTACGACCTGCTGGACCGGCAGGGTCTCCAGACGCCGGAAGCGGGCAAGGCCAGTGCGATCAAACAGGCGCTGACCGATCACCTCCAGCGCCTCGAACCCGGCAAACCCGCGTCCCTGCTCGAAGACGCGAAGCAATGGATTCGCGAGCGCACCGGCCTGTTCGAGCCGCCGATCTACGGCCGGACCTTCCGGGAGCAAAAACCCTTGCGGACACTGGCCGGGGCGGCCGCCTACTACGGCGCCGATTATCTCAACGGTCTGGGCCTCTCGATCCCGGACATCGTCGCCAACCAGACCAGCGGCTACGAGAGCCTCAGCGCGATCGTCGCCGCCGCCACGGGCTTCGAGCCGACGCCGCGCGACATCAAGGCCGGCGAGCAGGTCGAATTCTTCGCCGGACTCGAAACCGCCGGGACCGTCTCCAAGACGCTCGTCTCGCGCATCGCCGCCCGCGTCGCGCTCAAACAGGTATTGGCCGCCGGTGTGACGTTCGCCGGCCGCGAACTCAGTGACCAAGTCGCGCAGAAGATCATCAACGGCGATCCCATCGACGGCAACCAGATATGGCAGGAGGGCGGCGTCGGCGTTCTGTTTGGCATCGGCGAAGTGGCGATCAGCGCCGGCGCGCAGAAACTCGTCGGCTGGACGCCGGCGAAACTGGCCGATGAATACGTGCGCCGCATCCCCCAACTCAAGACCGTCCCCCGTGCCGACCTGGAAAAGACCGCGCAGGCCGCCCTGGACAGCTATCAGGTAAGCGGCGGCTGGATGACGATGGATCAGTGGCACGGCAAGTGGGACGGGCACTTGCAGAAATTCTCCGATGAGCTGCGTACGCTCGGCACGGCGGCGCGGCCGGAGATCGGCGGCGCGGGCCGTCCGGCCCTGCCCGGCGCCCAGTCCCGCGCACCGCGTCAGACGCAGAGGCCCAGCGCCGCACAAGGTCCACTCACGACGCCCAGCGCCGCGCCGGTCCTACCACCGGCGCCGAAGGCGCAAGTCACCGCCGAGGGCTTGGCTTGGATCGGCGCGCTACGGGGCAAGGCAGCGCGCGGCGAACCCCTGACGGCGCCCGAGCGCAACTTCCTCGCGAGTATCGGGATCGATCTGACCAACCCGATAGAGATGGAGGTGCCCGGTGAAGAAGTCCCCGCCATCACAACCCCACCCGAAGAGCCTGCTGTCGCAGCACCCGGAGAAACTCCCGCCGCCGTGGAGCCAACGGCACAGGCGGCCCCGGCGGCCGAGGCCCAGCCGGGCGCAGTGACGCGCGAGCCGTGGCAGATGACGCGGGAAGAAAGAGAAGCAATTCTACATGGTTCTGATTTGAATGCCAGAAAGCCTGTGCTTCAAGCGCTATTCCCTGACATTGTAAACAGAGAATCACCCGATCCGGAAGGCGGCGACTTCTCTGTGTCTCTTTGGGGCGAAGTGAATGAACCGCAGAGGTATGGAGAAGGCAGAGTGCCTTTTCCGTGGGTTGCAGAGGCAGAACGAAGTATGATTCAGCGGGCTGTCGAGGAAGGCAAGCCCGTCCCCCGTCGCGTCCTCGAAGAGTACAAGTCTGAGCCCTGGGCTGACGAAGCGTTAGCGAAGCTGGAGGCCCAGCCGGGCGCAGTAGGTCAAACCTCAGAACAAATACAGGCACGCCTTGACGCCATCGAAGACGACTGGATCAGTAGGTATGGAGAGAAAGCAGCCTTCGACGCCGAAGCTCAAATCAATGGCACATCTCCGATTCCAGCAACGGAACAGCGCGAGTATGATAGACTTCGAAGGTTGCGAGACTTGGCGGATAAACCGCAAAGAGATCGTGCTCGTTCTATCGTGTTCGGAACATTCGCGGAGAACGAAGTCCCGGATGAAATTGCTACCGATGCGGCCAAACGATTCTTTGGCATCGACAGAGAGGACTGGCCGGGATCGGAAGGAATCTCATCGTATTTTATGGCGACGCACGGACAACGGGTGTTTGACGATCCGGCTGGAACGGCCAAAGCACTGGCACAATATCTCTTACAGCACGAAGAAGCGGCCAAAGGGCGTGATGCCGATGGGCTGCTGGGACCACAATCCGCTCTTACCGAGCAGGGCAAGAAGGCACTCCTGCAAGGGTATGCCGATAAGGCCAAGCGCATCGTTGAAACTATCGTGAGTCGGACACGAGCTCTCCGCGTAGAAAGCCAACCGTCCCCGTCCGGGTCCGAGGCCCAGACCCAGACAGAAAAGCAGCCTCCCGCGACCGCACGGGCGGGGACGGTAGCAAAAGCCACCGCCGAGAAAGCCACTATACGCCCCTCAGAGCCACCGTCCCCCCAGACCACCCCAGAGTCCGGACAGGCAGGGGAGCCCCCGGCAGGCATAGCCACGGCTACGGGAGAGGCGGTCGTAGCGGAGCAATCACCCGAAGCCAAGCGGGCCGCCGAAATCTCCCGGCAGCGGGGTTTGGTTGACGTTAGCTACGTCCGACGCGGATTGCAGAGAATCATGGGCTTTGTCGAGCCGACCCTGCCGGTGATTTCCAAGTATGGGCGTGGTCTCAATGCCGAGGTGCTCAAGGCCATTCACAGCGCCGAAGCGGAGACCCTGAGTTTTGACGATCATCAACTTGAGGCCATCGACCAGACCGTGACCGAGCTCGAAAAGATGATCCGGCAATATCCGCGCGAGATCCAGGAAGCGATCATGCTCACGCGCGGGCACGGGTTGGAGGGAGAGGCCCTCGCTCTACAAAAGCAGGCATTCGCCAAATTGCCCGCCGAGTTGAAAGACTCGAAGTTGCGCCGCGCGATTGACGAGATCGCCGACTTCAATGACGCCTATCTGCGAGCCGTCCTGGACGAAGACGCCGGCGATGTCGGCTGGGTGCCCGATTATTTCTATGGGATTTACAAAGGAGGGCGGAAACTCAGCGCCTTCGTCAAGCATTGGCAAACCACGGTTCGCTACACGAAGCACAAGGTTTTCCGGACCTATGCCGAAGCCAAGGCGTTCGGCTTGGAGGCGCGCACGGTCAATCCGGTAGACAATCTGCGCAAGGAGTTCCAAGCCATCGCTCGGCACGTCGCGATGAAACGGCTGCGCAATCATCTGATGGAACAGGGTGAAGGACTGTATATCGCAAAGGCCGACCAGGCTCCCGGCGATTGGGACTTCATCGGCGATCCGATGCGGCCAGAGCCGGCCTTCGCCGATGTCCGGGTCGAACCGACCTTGGCCCGCCTCATCAACAGCCTGATCTCCACGAACAAGATCACGCAGAACAAGGTGCTCGATACGTTTCGTAAGATCAACAACGGCCTGCGGAGCCTGAAATTCATCGGCAGCGCCTTTCATGCCATTCAGATCACGAAACAGTCCGTTGCCGACACCGGGTATCTGGGTTTCTACAAAAGGACGTCCGCCACGGGATTCAAGAACCTCTTCACGGATATGCGCAACGATCCGGCCTTGCGCGAAATCTACCAGGACTACGTCCTGCACGGCGGCGGTCATAGGTATTCGCTGGATTCACAGGCCCAGCAGGCGCTCAAGGAATTGCTCTATCAACTCGACAAAGGTTCACAGGTGGCGCTGAAAGCACTGACTACGCCCGCGAAGATACCCGTTGGGTTCGTGAACTGGATGTTCGAGCAGTACATTCCCGGCGTCAAATTCGCCAAGTACATGGACGCCGTCGGCGAGCAGGAGGCCAAACTGGGCCGGCAACTCACGTCCGCAGAGAAGATCGAGATCGTTAAGGAACAGCAGAACTTCTACGGCATGATGAACGAACGCCTGTTTGGTCGCAGCGGGACGGTGACGACGGCGCTGCGCTTCGTCTTCATGGCCCCCGGCTATGCCGAAGGCAACTATCGCACCATCGCGAAGGCCGGTCTGCAGTGGGGCGTCGGTCCCGAGGGCTATCGCGCCTCGCGCTCGCGGGCGAACATTATCAACTCGTGGATTGTGACTACGGTCTGTGCTACCGTCGGCACCCTCATTATGACTCACAAGTGGCCGAAGAAGCCCGAATCGCTGGAAGAGGTGCGCGACCTGCTGAAGATCGACACCGGGCGCGATGACGAACATGGCGACCGGATTATGATTGATCTGGCCTCCTACGATAAAGATTACTGGAACGTCATTTTCAACACGATGACCGGACGCCCGGACAAGGCCGTCTCCGAGAGCATCAAGCGCATCGGCGGCATGAAGGCCACAACGTTTGAGATGCTCCATGACGTGATGTCCCTGATGATGGGCAAGGCCCTCTACGACTGGAAGGGTGACGTCGTCTATCACCCGACCGACCCCTTTATGGAGAAGATGACGGAGACCGTGCTTTATGAGATTCGTCGGCTCGAACCGATCTCGGTCAGCGTGTTCCGACAGTCCGAGGGCAAGGATGTCGATACGGCGGTCGCAGTCATGGAGGCGCTCATCGGCTTGCGGCCGACGTATGGCGAGGCTACATTGGCCCAGCGGCAGGCCCTACGCGACTGCTGGGACTTGCGTGAGAAGCGCGAAGAACTCTCATGGAGGTTAGCGGGCTATCAAGATCCGTGGAGCGCTGTGGACTACTACAACAAACAGGTCGTCTCCTTGCTCAACCACAAGTTCGTGCCCGAAGAGATGCGCCAAGAATGGCTGGATAAACTGCTGATCGACCCGAAAAAAGTCGTGAATTGGAAGCGGTTTCCGGCGCACGCCATGACGGATGAGCAATTGCGCTTGGCCCTGCGCGAACACACCTACAAAAGCGCTTACCGACGTAGCGATGGCAAAGTCTATCCTGCCGGGCACGCCAAACAGGGATACGAAGATCAGGTCGCGAGCCTGCGTGCGGAATTGAAAAAACGCGGCCGCTGATAAAGGAGTACACCATGATCCGGATACGTTGGTTCTTCATCACCCTGATCCTCCTGGCGGCGTCCTGCGCCAGCGCCCAAGTGACCGAAGGCTACATGTGGGAGCAAAAGACCTGCGATGGTTCGGTCAAGAGTTTCACGTTCAGCTTCAAAATCCGGGCCGCGACGGAGGTCGTCGTGTACGCCATGGACACGACGACGACACCTTACACCAGCGCGACGCTCACGAGCGGCACGGACTATACGCTCAGCGTCTACAACGGCCGGTATCCCGCGACCGGCGGCACGATCACGACGACCCTCGCTTATCCGAGCACGACCTACCTCATTATCACCACGGATATCGCCTTGACGCAGTCCGGACAACTGGCCACGGGCGCCTGGGATCCGCTGACGGTCCAATATATGATCGACAAGAGTCGCGCCATCGACAATGAGCAAGACCGGCGCTTGGCCCAGACGCTGCACAATCCGTCGACCATCAATCCGAATGTCACCACGGAACTGCCCGGCCTCGGCAGCGCCGGTTATGTCTACCGCGCTGCCAACGGCGTGCCGTCCCTTAAAAGCGGCCTCACTCCGGACGCCAACCTCGAAAGACTCGCCACGAACGAGAACATCCAGGACTTCGCCGACTTCGAGCCGAACGATGCCGGCGCTTCCTACCCGGACTATCCGGCAGTGGCGTGGCTTTGGTTCGACTATACGAAATCGTGGGGCAAGAAGCTCATCAGCGATCTCGGCAGCACCTTGCTGGGCGTGCCCACCGTCCTGGACGGACAGCGGGCCCTCGATCTCGAACCCGGCGTGGACGTGCAAGCCTACGACCCGAACCTACAGGCCATCGCGGCGCTGAATACGACCGCGCACGGCCGGGGCCTGCTCGATGACGCCAACGCGGCCGAATCCCGCGCTTCAATCGACGCCCAGCGCAAGCTCGTCTTCGACGTGAACGAGTACGGGGCGGAAGGGGATGGCGTCACGGGCGACAGTGCGGCGATCAACGCTGCCTTGGCGGCTGGATCTGGCGCAACGGTTGTTTTTGCGGCGGGCACCTACCTGCTGGACTCCGCGATCTCCGTCCCCGACGACGTGACTGTGGAATTCCTGCCGGGGGCGATGATCGACTTGGATGACTACAACTTCGACGCGGACAATGTGATCGCAGGTCGTTATCAGATATTCGACTACACGGGTACGGGAGTGGCTCGACTGGGGACGGGATCGGATTATGATTTCAATTTCCATTACCCTGATCCGGCTTACCCACAATGGTGGGGGGCATTTGGTGATGACGACGTAGATGACGCGGACGCCATCCAAAACTGCCTCAACTCTCTCGGCCTTAGTCTGGCAGCCGGGAATACGATGAGCGGGCGGGTGGACTTCGGTCCGGGCCGGTTTCTCATTGACCATACCATTCGCATCAACTGGTTCACCACGGACGGCACGGCCGGAGATGATTTCAGTTTGGGCGGCTTGGACAATCTCTCTTTTGGCGGTTCACCGGCCCGTTGGGGGGCCGTGAATCTGGTGATTCAGGGCAGCGGGGCACGCTATGTCGCGGGCTATGGCGAGGACGCCGCCGGGGGCACGGAGTTTGAGTGGAATACGACCGACGAAGGGCCGGTCTTCTGGGTAGTCAATGGCCGCGGTGTGCAGTTCCGCGATCTGGCGATCAACGGTGACAGCCTCACGGCCGATACGGGAATCTGGCTGACGGGCACCACTAGCGGAACGCGGCTCGACAATCTGCAAATCGCAGAGTGCAAAATCGGTGTGCGGCAGGGCTGTAATGTCCATTGGTCTTTCGATCCGGTGACATTCAGCAATTACGAGACGGCCGGCGTCCAAGCTCAGGGGGGCATGAGCGTGGATATGACCTACGGCACGATGGTAATGATGTACAATTGCACCGCCGGTTGGTCCAACGAGTCGAATCAGAGTATACATACAGTGCTGCAACTGTTGGCCGTGAACGGACCCGACACCGACGACAGTTATGGTATCTATCTGGCCAATGGCAAAATGGACGTGGGGGAACTCTACGTTTCCGAGGTGGAGTACGGATTACGCGCTCTCGGCGGGTCGTTTACTTTGTCGGGACGCGGTCATTGTGAGGATTTTGCCCCGACGGCCGACGACGCCCATACGATCAAAGCCAACGGCGTAGGCGTGTTGATCGTCAACGGTCTCGACTGTCCCAATGACGTGACGATCACGGACAGCGGCGGCTACAATTGCTATGCCTATCTCAACGGGCTGGGGATTGCGGGCGATCTGACTATTGGAGGAGCGGGGTCGGGCAGCTATCGCCATTCCGTCTCCGTTGATAACTGCAAAGTCACCGGTACGCTCGATCTGTCTACCAATTCTGCCCGACTGGACTACAGTCAGAGGACATGCAATTTCACGGGAGAGTTGGCCTCACCCGTGACGGGGTGGGCCTCGTGCGATAGTTTCAGTCAGGTCGGCTGCCAGTATTCCAGCAGCTTGACTGACACGGCCCTCGCTTCCGATGTGCACGCGGGCAAGTCGTTATATGCGGCGGCGGGACTGACCGTGGCCAACGGTCCCACCTCCGCCGGCTATGTGGACTTCTACGACAACGGCAACAACTACATGCGGCAGCAGGCAGCGGCCAGCATAGGGTCTAACTTTACCGTGACCTGGCCCGACGCCGTTCCCGGCTCTACGAGCTATCTGCAAATGAGCACGGCGGGAGTGCTTGACTACAACACGCCTTCCGGCGCAGGCGATATGGAGAAAGCCACCTATGACACCGATGCCAGCGGTTACGCGGACGGCAATGACGCCGTGCCCTATGGCGCAGGATGGGCTGACTCGAACGATGCAGCACCGATGGCCGCCGTCTACGCGGCGATCCTTGCAGCCGGGGGGCATGACGCCGTGACGATCTCTGAGGAACTGAACTTTCTCCTGCTGCTGACCGGGCAGGCATTGGATTTCAACGATGTCGCTGCCAACTACGTTCTGGCCGGTCCCACGACAGGAGCGGCAGCAAAGCCAACTCTGCGCGCACTTGTGGCAGGGGATATCCCAGACATCTCAGGAACATACCAAACAGTCCTGACCAACTCGGCGGGACTCGCGGGAGCCCTCTCGGATGAAACCGGGTCCGGGGCGGCAGTCTTCGCAGACACCCCCACACTGGTAACGCCCATCCTCGGAACGCCAACATCCGGTACGCTGACGAACTGCGACGGTACAGCAGCCAGCTTGACGGCAGGTACAGCAACCGTTGCCACGACAGTCACCATCACCGACAATGAAGACACGGCAGAAAACAACCCTCTCGTATTTGTCGCCGGGGGGGATTTGGACGGCGGAGATTTGGGTCTTGAATCGGATGGCACTACCTACTACACCCCGTCCACCGGTGTTATCACGGCCACGGGGTTCGCCGGGGCTTTGACGGGCAACGTGACCGGGGATGTCTCGGGTTCGTCGGGTTCCTGCACGGGCAATGCGGCCACGGCCACGACCGCCAGCAACCTGGCCGAAGACGGCGTCGATGCCATCACTGAAATTGCCGCCGCCCTCAAAAGCGGCTCCGACACGACGCTGGTCACGGGTACGGCAGGCTCAACCGGCAACCTCGCGGAATGGGACGGTAACGGAGACGCTGTCGATTCCTCCCTTGCCACGGCGGACGTGGTTACAGGGGCCAGCAGCGACACCTTCACCAACAAGACCCTCGACGCCGACGGCTCCGGCAACAGCCTCACCAACATTGACGAGGACAACTGCAAGGACGGCTCCGACCTCGTCACTATAGGTGTAGGAGTCGTCATCGACGGAGGTGGAGAAGCCATCAGTACGGGTCTGTATTGCTGGATACAATTCCCCTATAACTGCACGATCAAAAGCGTTACCCTTTTGGGAGACCAAGCCGGAGCCATCGTAGTAGACATCTGGAAGTGCTCCTACGCTGACTTCGATCAGTCCACCCACCCGGTAGATGGTGATTCGATCACGTCCGCTTCGCCGCCCACCATCTCGGCATCCGGGGTCAAAGCGGAGGATTCGACGCTCACCAGTTGGACCACGGCAATTACGGCCGGAGACATCTTGGCTTTCAATGTGGATTCCTGTACAACTATCGAACGATGCACACTGACGATTGTGGTGGAGAAGTGATATGAAAAACAGAACCATGCTTGTATTGCTCTTCTCAGCAATCTTCTGTGCACCGGTGTTGGGTCAGCTTTCCGATACGACCGAGCCCGCGTACTACAAGATCATCACCGCAGCGGACGCGGACATTCCCGGCAACATCGCCCACGCATTGATTTACGTGCCGTTCGACGATGCGGATTTTCACACCCTTTCAGCGCGAGAGGCGTCTCTGCACGTCACCGTGGACGGAGAAACGACGGTGCTGCCACGCTATATCAACGCGTGGACGGACGATGGCGATTCGGTGGTAGGCGGTCTCTACTTCACTTCGCCGTTGACGGATGGGCAAGATAACAAGTTTCGCATCTGGTACGATGCAAACGCCGACAACGACGGCAGCCAGGATGGAGCGGGCATCTGTTCAGCCATCGGGGCAGAGGTTTTCATTCCGTGCAACGAAGGGACCGGAGGGACAGTGGCCGATATCAGCGGTAACGGTCACAACGGCACACTGGAGGGAGACGCCACATGGAATGCATCCGGCAAATTGGGACCATGCCTGCAACTCGACGGGACCGATGATTACGTGGATTGCGGGTCTTTTGATTCTCATAGTTGGTCTGCGTACACCTTATGGTCCTGGGTGAATTACGATTCGTCCGGAACAGACGAGCACAGCGTCATCAGTAATTTCGATAATAGCAATACCCACGGCAGTTTTATCATGCGACTGGAACCTTCGAATGATACGATAGAGTCGTATGCGATCATCGTATCCGATACGCAGGTAGGGGCGCAGTTCGCGACAGCGATCACGGCGAATCAATGGCAATCTGTCGGGGTCACATTCGATTCTTCCCTGGGGATGCACGCGTATCCAGACGGAACGAAAAGCGCCACGTCCGTATCTATCGGGGCCGCTCTGGATGCCGATTATTCCAGCAGCGACAACCATCTCTTGCTGGGAAGCTCACCACACGCCGTCACGGATGATCTGACCGGTTATCTGGGTTGCTCCATAGTCTTTACGCGATGTCTCGATGACATCGAAATGCTGTGGCTGGCCAACAATCAAGATTCGGCTACGGGCCTGTTCTCGTGGGGCAGCGAAACAGCAGCGGATTGGGGTGCGGGACCGGCGACACCCGCCCTGCCGCCACCGATCATCTGGTTCAGTGAGACTCTACAGGACTACAACGATCTGAGTGCGTGGTACGATGGCGAGTTGGCCCCGCGCGTGCATGCGCAGATTCAAGCCGAGAACCGGCAGATGATCGACAGCTTTCTCTCGGCACTGCAACTGTCGCTCTGCCGGAACGAGATCAACATGAGCGTGACCGACAGGCAATGGGCCTGGATGCGGGCAAACAAACTCAAGAACCACGGATTATCGGATTAGGAGAGTGAAGCGATGTTTGATATTCTCGCTGCGGTGAACTGGGAAGACTTGGTCCTGATGGGGACGGCCGTGGGTGTCTTTGGCGGCGGCAAGGTCGCTTACAACGCGATCAAAGGCAAACCCCCTCATGCATCGAGAGAGGTCTGTCCTCTACACGAATCGACCATGCAACTGATGAGCGAACGTAAGGAGATGGCCGATCAGGACCGCGCCGAGATCAAGGCCAGCATCAAAGAGGTCAAGGACAACATGCGTGCGGACTTCGACATCATCTTCCGCAAGCTCGATATCCTCCATGCCAGCGTGAAGAACGGGCAAAAACCATGACGCCCTCGCTCAAATCCCTCCTAGCCCAATTGGAGGAATGGTGGAAACACGGAAGCCATAACCTGCAACGGCTGCGCGAACTCAAGGAGCAGGTGGTCCTCCACTGTGGACTTGAACCCGCCGAAATAGATCGTCTGCCGAACGACCAAATGGATGCGTTCGGTCTCTATCTTGCCCTGTTGGACCATTTGAAAGACGCGCTGGACGAAGAAATCGTCAAGACGTGCTGACGTGACGTAATGTCACCAATGCCCTACACTTGCGCCGATGGGACACTTGGCGTATTTGACCGCAACACGCCTATTTGTCTGATGTCTACGGGATTTCTCTTGCAATCAGCGTGCGTGATGCGCACACTGCGAAGCATGAACGTAAGGCGAGTAGACAACATGAATCATATTGCACCCACCCCAAGCAAGCAGCGCGCCCTTCCCTGTCTACTCGCCGTAGCATCTGGGCGTCGCTACCATCGGGGGGCCACGCGCCCCCCGAATTGCCAATATCTCCCGTCCTTGGTATCTCAATTACCCTCCGACCCGGGCCGGGTTTTTCAGATTGCAACCGCGCCGACGCCAACCAAGGAAGGTCCATCCAGCAGTGTTGCACACGGCAAGGAAACCATCGGCGCGGCGTCATCATCTTTCTCTGGGGGGCGATTGACCACCGCCCCCACTCCTTTCTGGCTTTTCATCACCTTTTCCTCCGAAGGCAGGATCAGGCCCAGAACCAGTCCTGCCTTTTGGGAACAGACGGCTGGGGAGATCAGCCGAGATTTCAGTCCGGGCCACTACGACGGGCGGCAGGGAGGCTGCCCGCCGAATGGCCTACATCGCTCTTTGACAACTATCACCCCGGCCAGCAAGGACGCCGCACGGATGCGCGGACGCGCGGCCGGGTTTTGCCAGAGCAGGTGCATGACGTGTTCATTCATTCACGCCAAGGCTGTTCGAGTCGGCCATCTGGCATTGGGTGTGCGGGCGGATACGAACGCTCGGTAGCGACTGTCCTATGCCCGCACGTCCTTATCAACCCCCTTGGAGAAAGCAGAGGTGAGAGATCATGACAACAAAAGTACCGACCCCAGAACTATGGAACGATGACCAATCAGCGAAATGCACATGCTGTGGCGTCTGGTCGCATTCCGGCTACTGGTACGACGATCAGTTTTTGTGTCCACGCTGCATTGACGACGGTGACGCATTGGCGCTGGTAGCCTACCGACTGGCCTTCCCCGAGCGCCGAGATGAGGTCCAGGAGATCGAGGATAAGCTCACCACGAATGCGCTGCGCGCCGTGAACGCGGCCCTGCGCCAACCGCCCCGCGCCACGCCTGCGCAGGTTGCCGCCGTGGCCAGTCCGTTTTGAGGTGACGTATGAGCGACAAGCACTTTATTCGCGCAGACAGCGTCCCGGCCGGCCGGATCGAGCTTGCCGCCATCGCCTCCGAATCCATGTGGCGGACGCACGGCGAAGCGACCGTCAAGGCATTGGCGCAACTGATTCCCGACGCCGACCGCATCACGCTGATTCAGTCGGCATATCGCTGTGGCGTCTCGAATACGGTCATCGCCCAGTTGACCGGCGAGTTGCAGTTCGGGGAAAAGCTACCCGGACAGAAACGGAGGCCGACGTGAGCCGGAAAGACTGCGTCTGCCCGATCCATCACCTGCCGCTCACGTGGTCCGTGACGCGCTACGGCCTGCGCGGCGACTGTCCGCTGCCCAGATGCACCGTGGTCTGGTGGGCTGATGCCCATACCACACCGGCCGACGCCGAGACACGGGCGCTGCGCCAACAGGCCCATGCGCTCATTGATCCGCTCTGGAAGGGCCAGCACGTTAAGCGGGGCCGCCTCTATCGAACCTTCAAAAAGCAGTTCCATACCGGGCATATCGGCGAGTCGGATGCCACGACCTGCCGCCGGATCATCGCGTGGGCGCTACGCTTTCGTCGCGAGCACGGCCTGCCTGTGCCCCCGACCCAAGAAGAGGCGGTAGCAAAATGACCAGTCCAAGCTAAATAGGAGCACGACGTATGAGCCTGACACTTGACGAAGCCTTTGCCCTGATCGAAGCGGCGCCGCAAGGAGACGCACCCTCGCGCTTGAATCCTTCCCTAACGTTATCACAGGGCCGACAGATAATTCTGAATGCCCTCCAAGAGCAGCGGCGGCAGGGAAGAATGACCGTCGATGGAATCATGGAGAAACGAGTCTACCAGATCGCGCGCAATCAGCGACGACCGAGGTACAAACGATGACCCTGACCGTCTCAACCGACCTGCCGCGTGTGACCGACATCCTCAAGGAGAACCGAACCATGAATGAACTTACGACTGCCACCAAACCCGTCATCGTGGAACGTCCGTCGTCGGCCAACCTCCACGCCAAGTGCGTCGCGGCGGCGCATGGCGCGGAGGATCGCTTCATCATCAACTGGGAGGGCAATGCCGCCAACGTCGGATCGGCCCTACACGTGGCGGCCAAGGCCATCATCGAGAACCAGGAGATTCCCTACGATGAGATCCAGCGCAGATACGCTCTGACAAAATCGGAGGGTCGAGACCTGGGTATTCTGATCGCGTGCGTGCGCAAGTACGCGGACGAGCAGTTGCACGGCGGGGGCTGGGCCAAAACGCTCGTCACGGAACAGCGGCTCGAAGGGACCTACGAGACCGACCAAGCCATCTACGATTTGGGTGGCACGATGGATGTAGGGGGATTCAGCGCCGACGGTACGATTTGGGGTACGGTCGATTGGAAGACGAGCCGCTTGGAAAATGCCGACTACGCGCCCCAGCAGATGATCTACCTCTGGCTCGCGAAACGCTGGATCATGGCGAACTTGCCGCCAAAGAAGTGGCCCCCCTATTATCAGTACCATATCGTCTTTGTCCGGGACTGGACGGAAGAGGTCTCCGAGGCATACACGGCCGAGCAGATTGACGGTTGGCTCGCGTCCTTCATCGACCGGATTGCAGGGTGGAACGGACGTGAATATCATCCGGGAGGACACTGTATTTATTGTCCCCGTCAGGCCGACTGCCCAGCCGTTCACGCGATGGTCAAGGCGATGGCGATAGCGGTGAGCAATGAACAATTCCAGGAGACCGCCGAGAAAGCCACCGACGATGAACTCGTGGGTTTCTACGTCCAGGCGAACGCCGTCGTGAAGATGCTGGAAATGCACAAGGAATTGCTCAAGGCTCTGGTCGTCGGTCGGGGCGGCGAGATCGCGACGCCCGAAGGCGTGCTGGCAACGAGTTATCGACCGCTGTGGAACATAGACGCGCTGAAGGCATGGCCTTTGTGCGAGACGATTCTGACGGAAGAGGAATTGGCGGCCGCGACGCGCCTCAGCAAGACGGCATTGCTGGACGGCGTCGGCAAGCATTACCCGCGCGGCCAGAAGGGTACGGCCAAAGAGAAGTTCTGGGAGAGCCTGGAAGACGCCGATGCCGTGGAACGCAAGGACAGTTTGATCTTGAGCCTCGAGAAGGCCAGGACCGTTGAAACCAATCTCGAAGAATAAAGGAGAACTGCAATGAAGAGGTATGGACTACGAATCGGAGAAACAGGCGTAGAATTCTCAACCAAAGACGATCGGGACAAAGCCCTGCTGTGTTTCACCAAGGGCGGCACAGTCAAGGTCAACCCGAGGGCGGGCGTCCGGTATCAGGAGGACGGCGACCCGTGTTTCGGCACGTACGAGCGCGAGAGCAACGAGGTGCTCGTCAACTGCGCAATCTGCGAAGGGACCTTCTCCAGCGATGGCTGCTCGCAGCGGACGTACCCCTACAAGGCCTCGTACGACCGAAATTACAGCGACCGGACCGGCCACATCTGCGATGGCTGCTTCGCCAAACAGGTCAAGGATAAGGAACTCCATGAGGCCAAGGAGAAACTCGAAGCCGCCGGTCAGGCGTAGCCCCCGAACCCCATGAACCAGAGTGAAACCGGGGATGTAGCGTGACATTGCATGAACCAGCTCGTAAAGGACGAGAGACGCCGAGATGCAATGCTCCCGCGGTAGGCGGCGGGACATCCCCCTTAACCAAAGGAGAACCGAACCATGAACGGCACAGAGACACTGAGCACGCTACAGCGCCACGATGAGGCGGCGGCATTGGCCCCGTCCAGTGGCGGCGGGATCGAGATTGCCGCGAGTCGGGCGGCACAGGAAGTCCAAGCGGCAATGGTCGTCGCGAAGAAGTTCCCTCGGGATGAGCGGATTGCGCAGGCCCGCATCGAGAAAGCCTGCACGCGCCCGACGCTTGCGGCCATCAGCCAGTATCACTATCCGCGTGGCGGCCAGGAGATCAGCGGCATTTCGATCCGTCTGGCTGAAGTCATGGCCCAGGCGTGGGGCAACCTCGATACGGGCGTGGTGGAACTGGAACAGCGCGACGATGAAAGCCTGATGATGGCCTACTGTTGGGACCTGGAAACGAACACGCGGTCCACCAAGATGTTCACCGTCCCGCACTACCGCGAGAAGAAGGGCCGCAACGGCATGGAGAAGATCGCGTTGGAAGGCACACGCGATGTCTATGAAATGACGGCCAATATGGGCGCGCGACGGTTGCGGGCGTGCATTCTTTCGATCATCCCGCGCGACGTGCAGGACACGGCGGTGGAGATCTGCAATCAGACCTTGGCCGCCGACTTCACCGAAGAGAAGAAACTGCGGATGATCGCGGCCTATGAAAGCGATTTCAGCGTCACGCAAGAGCAACTGGAAACCTTCATCGGCAAGCGGGCCGACAAATTCGACGGAGGTACGTACGTGCGCTTGCGGCGTGTCTACAGCACGCTCAAGGATGGATTCGCCGCCGTCCAGGATTTCTTCCCTCCCCCGGCGCAGACCAGCGGCAAGGAACGCAGCAAATTTGGCTTCAAGAAAGGCAAGAAGGATAAGATCGAACCGGCCAAGGAAGGCGGCGAGTCGGCGCCGGGAATGACAGAGGAGCAAGACCCGCTGTGGCGCTGTTGCGATTGCGGCCATCAATTCCGACTCAGCGAAGCGCAGACCAAGAAGGCTGGCAAAGAGACGCTGGTGATCTGCCCGAATCAAGACCCGCAATGCGAGAGCGTACAGACCGAGCCGCTCCCTGCCGATGAAACTCCGGCCCAGTTCGCCTGTCAGCGCTGCGGTGAAGTCTATGAGGCGATGCCGCAGGATGGCAAGTGTCACTGTCTCGGAATTGTCGCGGCGGTTCCTGGTGAGCCGTCGTGATCGGTTCTCCTTTACGTGAGCAGGCCCGTCTCTCGGGGCGGGCCTCTCTTAGAACAATACAGCAGGAACGGCAAGGACGCGCCGGATGGAAGCAGGCAAACATAAAGCGAAAGGAGGCCCTGACGAAAAACCAAAATCAGATATTGCCAGTTGAATTAGCACGAACAAAAGGGCACGGAGGCCCGCCTGCTGTTTCCAATACCATCCGTTTGAGAAAGGAATGACCATGAGGAAGAAGAGCAAAGCCGCCCGTCGCTGGACTATCGCTGAGGATCAGGCCCTGGCCGCCGCCTACAACGGCAGGAACGAATTGTGTTATGAATTCATTAGGCGCAAGGCCCTGGAACGGCGCACGTTCGATGCTTGCAAGAAGAGAGCGTCGCGGCTGGGCCTGCGCCGTAGGTAGACGGACCACGTTCCCGGCGTCGGGACGAAGATAGAAGCACTTGAGAAAGGAGTCACCATCATGGACGAACAGCACCCCACGACCGCAGCACCGCCGCAAGACACCGACGTTCCGACCTGTGCGCCGCCGCCGGAGCAAACAGACCCTGTAATTCAGATCGCTCAAATCTGTCATGAAGCCAATCGCGCCTACTGTCTAACGCTCGGAGATTCCAGTCAAGTTGCATGGGAAGACGCGCCGGAATGGCAGAAACAATCGGCCATGAACGGCGTGAGACTTCACCTGTTCAATCCCGACCTGCCCCCGAGCGCGAGTCACGAAGCCTGGATGAAAGAAAAGCTCGCGGACGGATGGCGCTACGGGGCCGTGAAGGACGCCGAGGCCAAGACCCATCCCTGTATCGTGCCCTGGCATGAATTGCCCGATGACCAGCGGCGCAAAGACGTGCTGTTCGCAGCCATCGTGGAGGCGATGAGCGCCGTGGCGCCGCAGTGTGAAGCGGAATGAACCCTGTCCGTGTAGATCAGGGAAGAAATTCAAGAAGTACTGTATGAGAAAGGAACTACCATGCAATGCAAGAAATGGACACTCATCGGACTGGCGTTCACCTGGCTGGTGCTGACGACGAATCTGGCTCAGGGAGCGGACGTCAATGAACCGGATGCCAGCGGCTTCAAGGGTATTGTCTGGCCGAACGTCGCCGACACGGTATTCGAGCTGCGTCTCGGCGGGGAGTGGGACAAGACCATCGGTCTGTTTGCCGCGCCGCGCTACGACCGGGCGCTGGCCGAAGGGGGAGACATTGCCACGGGTTTGCGGGTGTATGCCACGTACAATGCTATCGACGCGGAACTGGCGGCGCGACTGCTCAAGGCCGAAACGCCACTGCCGGACGGGGCACTCTATGCGGGTCTCTTCGGCGGCTCGAACTTCCGCGGTGACAACATGGAGGGAGGCTGGCTGGTCGGCGGGGCGCTCGAGGTAGCCAAGATTGCCGAGGGCACGAACAAGGAGCGGACGGTGCTCCTGACGAGCGAATGGCAATACCAGTGGACCAAGCCCGCCGGCGAGGAGTCTCGTAGCCTGCTGGCCACGGGCCTCAAGATACCGCTATGGTAATGCTCTCTCACCACAGGGGCCGTCGCTGCCCGCACTCGGCGGCGGCCCTCACCTTAGAAGGGAATGACGATGATCGCAGGACTCATACTCAAGATCAAGCTGGCGTGGAAAGCCTGGAAGTGGCTGTCTGAGGTCGAAAAACGCGGCGTGAACTATCTGACCGTCGCCCAGGGCAAAGACGACCGGGTCAAGCTCGAAGACTGGCTCTTCTCTCTCTCGGATGGGAAGGACATGGGGCGACTCGAACGGCTCCTGCAAGCGCACGAGATCGGCCGGCACGCCCTGCTGTACGGCCAGACTCTCATCAAGTCAAGACGCATAGGCGAGATCACCGGCGAGCCGGACCTTCAGTATCTCACGAAAGTGGAGGTCGGCAAGTTCCTTCCTATCATGGATCAGAGGGACCTGACGTGGGGGGAGCGGCGACAACGAATCGGCGTCGTTGTGCGTGACATTACCGAGGCGCTGAGCACGGGCCGGAAACCCTATCCCGGCTACGGCCGCATCGAAGGCTGACAGCAGATGAAAGTCATTGGCTCCTATGGCTGCGGATGCTCGTACGGTCCCATCGAGCGAAAGCGGCGCCTGGACTACTGTGACGTGCACGGCGACGGGATCCGGGAAGAGCATCCAGACGAATTTCCTATCCGGACGTGGTATATCGTCTACGCCAATTGCGATTGTTCTTCTGAGACATACGCCAGAATTTCGCGTCCTGGACGAGGTATGTGGGGCGGGGTTCGCTGCCGGATGTGCGGTCGGATCATGGGTCCAATCGAATGGGATTTGGTGGGCACAGTCAGAGCCCGAACGGAATATCAGGCAGAGCAGAAGTGGCACCAATCGCAAAGACCAAAGACAGGTGACGCATGAATCCATCCGAAGTTAACGACAAAGACGCGATGATCGCGACGCAGGAAGCGCAGATCGCGAACCTGGAAGCCGAAAACACCAAACTCCGCGAAGAGAACGAGACGCTCAAGGCTGCCCTCGCCGCGCCGGAACGCTACGCGGGCCTGGTCCAACGAGTCTTCGAGGAAGAGCATCAGCGGACGCTGGATAAGCTCAAGGCGATACGTACCCGGAGCGAACAACCGATAAAACTACAAGAAGTGGAAGCATTCCAGCAGTTTCTCTGCGGTGAGCCGGAACCGCACCTGGAATTGCGTATTGCGCCAACTGTTCAACCGCGGCTTTCTCAGGATCAGGCAAACAGCGTGATCTGGTATTTGCAGGAGGTCATGCACGTCCTATCCGACCGGTGGGAATACTGCGAAGCCTGTGGCGAGCTGTACGACTGTCATCGTTCGGGCTGGGTTAGCGAAGAAGACGACAAGTGCTACTGTGACAACCATGGTCCCGAAGACGCGGCCAATAGTGAAGAGAAGCAATGAACCGGATGTGTATCGACTGGACAGGCACAGAGTAGTGGAGGCTGACGATGAACGGACCGATCTACGAACCCACGGGCCGGGCGCTCGAATACAGCTATCTGGCGTTGAACCTGTACACCGGCTGCTCGCACGGATGCTCCTACTGCTACGGCCCTGGTGCGACGCGCAAGAGTCGAACGATATTCCACACGGATGTCAGGCCACGTCCCGGTGTCATCGAGGCCCTGCGCCGGCAAGCGCCGAAACTCGCGGGGACGAACAAGCGCGTCCTGTTGTGTTTCACCTGCGATCCCTACTGCGACGAAGCGGTCGATAGCGGCGTGACGCGCCAAGCCTTGACGGTCCTGCGTGACTTCGATATTCCGTTCCAGGTCTTGACCAAGGGCGGGATGCGCGCAACGACCGACTTCGACCTCTACGGCCCGTACGACGCGTTTGCCACGACGCTGACCTGCGTGGATTCGCTCTCAAGCGTCCAGCACGAACCCTACGCGCCCCTTCCGAGCGGCCGCATCCAAGCGATTAAGCGCGCCTTTGGCAGAGAGATTACGACGTGGGTTTCGCTCGAACCCGTTCTCTACCCCGACCAATCGTTAGCCCTGATCCGGTTGACGACCCCCTGGGTGAAGCTCTTCAAGCTCGGCAAGCTCAACCACGATCCGCAGCGCGAGGCTCAGATCGACTGGCGGGCCTACGGCCAGGAAGCCATCCGTCTGTGCGAGCGCTTCCGGGTCCCGTACCTCGTCAAGAAGGACTTGGCCGCGCACCTGCAAGGTCTCACCTGGACGGACACGGAAGCGAGGGTAGTGACGCGATGACCAGTTGGGACAAGTTGACATTGTGGTTGATCTTATTTTTCGCATTTTTCGCACTGTGGGCGCTCGTCTATCTTTTCATCTGTGAGCGAACCGAGCGAACCGAGGCGCGAGATGCGTCCATCAAAGCCGGCAATGTCTATGCGAAGCCTGTAGTCGGGGGATATGTTCGCGTCTGGATCGTGCAGGAGCGCATAAGGCCGGGGGTTTGGAGATGCGCCGGCCTATTGCTCGGCGGCGGCGAAGTCGTCAAGTTAGGTGCGATGCCTGTGCCGACATGGTGGCTGCTGGACAAGTGCGTGACGGACTTGACAGCGTGCTGGAGCGACAGACCAAAGGAGTCTGCATGAACTGTCCCTACCCCGACCGACCCTGCGCCGACCGCCTCTACGGCACGTGCAGCGACTACCGGAATCCGCCCGGCTGCGAGCAGGCCCCCGCCGGCGTCCCGGTGGAATCCCTGCCGCCACAGGAGTTGAGCGTGCCGAATCAAGTCAAAGTACCCCAGATTAACGACCCGCAGGAAGGGGCCTATATGGCCGTAGAATCAAAAAAGTCATCCGGAGACCCTACGGCCCGGACAGAGGGTCTACCCGCTACGCCTACGCCAGCGGGCGCAACGGACGGGACGCCTCATGGTGTGGCCCACAAAACCTGTCTCAGATGCGGCAAAGTCATCCCCGCCCATCAGGTCCACGCCTGCCCGCCGCCGGATCGGTATGGCAATCCGCGGGAATTACCGCGCGAGCAGGTAGACAAGTTGGTGGACATCTTGCAGGACGAGAACGAATCGCTGCGGATCGACCTGACCAGGACGCTGGCCGAAAAAGACCAGGCCGAGCGCCTGGTGGAGCTCCTGACGGCTCAGCTCTTGCTGGCGAATACTCGGCTTGATCCCCTTCGCCTGGCGGTCGAAGCGGCCGAAGCCTACGGCTATCGCTATCCCGTCCACAGGCCGCGCGCTACGAACGATCCACTCTACAGCATCGTCAACGTGGCCGTCGAGCTGGTCCGCGCATTGCAAAAGCACGACCCGCCCCAGCACAATGACGCCTGTTGCATCGTCAACCCGACGCCGGGACTGTTCTGAAAGGCGCCACCATGAACGATATCATGCGACAGATGATCGAAGACCTGATGCCGCCAGGCTTCGTCCGGGAGCATCGCTTTCATCCGGTGCGCCGCTGGCGTTTCGACTATGCGTGGCCGCAACACAAGGTCGCGCTGGAGATCGAAGGCGCCGCGTTCATGCGCGGCCGGCACACGCGGGGCGCCGGCTTTCGGAACGACATCGCCAAGTACAACGCCGCGACGCTGCTGGGTTGGCGGGTCTTTCGCTGCCTGCCGGAAGAGTTCCAGAGCGCCGAGGTCACACGGTTCATGCGCGAGGCGTTTCTCGCGCTTCGCCTGCCGGTAGACGAGGCGGCGGCGCGTTCACTATAGCCAACAATCATAACAGGGAAGTTAGACAACAGGAGAACAAGCATGGCAGGAAAAAGGTCATTTGTCACGGTGAAAGGGCAGGCGTCGCTCGTCAAGGCGGCCAAGCACCTGCCCAACGGGGTCGAAGTCTTCTTGAAGGACTGCCGATTCAGCAAGAAAGATGAGGACGCCCTGAACGGCATGGTCGATGCCGGTTGCAAGGTCCACGTGACCATCGAAGAGGCCGAGAAGGATCTGCCCGGTATGGAAGGCGTCGGCAAGAAGAAGAAAAAGGGCGGCGACGCCGAAGGCCAGCAGAGTTTTGCGTGAGGGCGCATGACAGGCCGGGGCGTGCGCGTGTCCGTCCCGGCCACTGTTTCCAGGAGCATGAACATGAACAAGAAACCGAAGCTCGCACGCGATTCGGTCGGCCTGAAAGTCCGAGCAAAAAGAGACCTATGGAACGGCTACCTCACGATCAAGGCGGGAACCATCCTTACGGTCAGGGAGAAATACGGCAGCCTCAGGTTAGAGGGTCCGCGCTGCAAGCACTGTGGCGTCGCTGTCTGGATCACGCGCGTGCCCGTGAATGCCGTGGAGATCGTAGCAGCGCGCCGGGAATGAAGAACCTGCATTACAACTTCGCCAAGGGCGCCAAGGTCTTCGTCATCCTGCGGACCGGGGAGCGGTTCGTCGCCCACTGGATGCCGCACGACGGGCGCAAGTTCCGCTTCTCCGATCACGATCCGATCCGGGGCAAGCGGATTCGGTCGGTGTCACTGTATAAACCGCAACGGTAGCACAGTCGAAGGAGCGACATGGCAGGGTACACCAAGCTCTTCAGCAGTATTGTGACCTCCTCGATCTGGCAGGAGGACAACGCCACGCGCATCGTCTGGATCACCATGCTCGCGACGGCCGATGCGTGGGGCGTCGTGGAAGGCGCGGTTCCTGGTCTGGCCCACATCGCCCGCGTGGAACTGGACGAATGTCAGCGAGCTTTATTCAAGCTGCAACAGCCGGACCCCTACAGCCGCACGCAGGACTTCGAGGGCCGGCGCATCGAGGTCGTGGAAGGCGGCTGGCGGATTCTCAACTACGCTTACTACCGGGAAAAGGGCCGGAGCCGAGACCGGAAAGAGTACATGCGCGAGTACATGCAAGAGCGGCGGAGACGTAAACAATGTAAACCAATGTCAACCGAAGTCAACCGTCGACAACCGAAAGCAGAAGCAGAGGCAGTATTAGATACTAACGTATCTTGTGAAAAATCAGCCTCAAAACCTGATACACCCCGCACACCAGAGGAGATTCACTTCGAGCAGGCCCGCGTGATCTACCCCGGCAAGAAGCGCGGCTTCCGCGTCGAGTTCGAGAACTTCAAGAAGCATCATCGCGACTGGCGGGAGCTACTGGATGACGAGGGTCTCAAGAACTGCGTCGAAGCCCTAATCCAACGCAAGGCATACTCCGCCGGCTTCTGGCCGATGTTCCAGACGTTCTGCAACCAGTCGCGGTACGAGGAGGCGCTGCAATGAGCCGACTGAGCAAAGCCGCGAAAGCCGCCAGCGCCGGCAAGCCGCGCCGGCTGTGCGGGTACAAGGATGACTTCGGCGATTGGGATGTGTACGTCGTGCGGCAGGACGATCCCGCGATCCGGAAGCGCCTGATGTATCCCACGCATCGCCAGTGGCCGGACGGGACGGTTGATCGCGCGGCCTGGACCGAGAGCCTGCTGCTCGATGCGCTACAGCCGGCTTTGACGACGTTCGCGCGCGCCTATGTTGGGCGCTGGTATCTCGATCTGCGTGCGGCCGAGAAAGAGCCGAAGCCCGGCAATCATCGCGCCCCGTCGTTCGTCCAAGTAACCCAGCAGTTGACGTTTCCATCGGAGCCGCCGCCCAAACGTACGGCGACGCGCGCCGAGATCGACGCGCTCGATAAACCTCTGCCCCCGGCGGAGCACGAGACACGCACTGACCCGGAGTTTTTCGCGGCCCATCCGGTCGAGGAGGATGACGAGCCGTGGGAGCGAGGATGACACTACAGTCGGTTGATCTGTTCAGCGGGATCGGTGGGTTTGCCTTGGCATGCGCGGCCAACGGGATCGAAACCGCATGCTTTGTGGAAAAAGATCAACGCTGCCGAGACTTTTTGAGCAAAACCTGGCCGGGAGTTCCGATTTATGACGATGTCAAGACCTTCGATGGAACCGAATGGGCAAATGCTTTTCTGCTTACCGGGGGAGTCCCCTGTCAACCGGCCTCCCGCGCCGGCAAGCAAAGAGGCGCGGCAGACGACCGCTGGCTCTGGCCGGAGGCTATCCGCATCCTTGGCGAAGTCCGACCCGCTTGGTGTCTTTTCGAGAATCCTCCTGGAATCGGAGACGTGGGCCTCGCCGGAATTCTTGCTGACGTGGCAGCTCAAGGCTACCAAGTGCGGGTCTTTGGTATACCAGCTTGCGCCGTCGGCGCCCCGCACCGGCGGATGCGCTACTGGATCGTCGGTAGACGGGTGGCTGACTCCACGAGTGAAGGACGACGGTTCGAGCGTGGAGAGATTCAGAGAACGGATGATAGCCAACTCCGCAAGGGCGCACCAGTACAGCGGACTGACTCAACAGGTGAAGACGACTTGGCCGACACCGAACGCGATGGCGGGTGGCTCGACCAGCCGGAGCGGCCAACGCAAGGACGAACCGCTGATGGGTGGTCTGGTGCGAGTGTGGCCAACACCGAACGTCCCGAATCGAGGGGCGGAACTGAGCAAGGCCCATCGCAAGGACTCGGGCGGGATCGACCTGCAATCGACCGTGCAGGTCTCTGGTCCGATTTCGTATGGGTGCCTGGCGCGGACGGAAAGCTTCGCCGTGCGCCTGGCGACACTGTCAGCCTGGTTGATGGGCTACACCGCAGCCTACTTGGCGGCCTGGGCAACAGCATCTGCTGGCCGGTCGCGGCGGAAATCATCAGAGCCATGCTCCAAACAGACACGGGAGCGAGGATGACACTCGATGGGAGTCTATGAGCAGCGTCTGAAACTGCCGAACATCATTGACGATCCCTACGTCGCCGGGATCGTGCTGGGCAAGCTCGGGTTGGCCGAGGTCGCGCTGCGCACGCGCGCGGCACTGCTCCACAGCGAGCAGCGCGATGCTTGGCTCTGGCGGCCAGGGGAACTACGCCGACTCTTTCTCGACGGCATGGCGGAGGCGGAGGACTTCACGTTTCTGGACGTCGCGGCGGAGCTGCAATGGATGCGGGCGGGACACGGGGTTTCATTTGACGCCATGCTTTCCCGCTTGCCGGCGGAGGATCAGCGCGAGATCCGCCTCGCGCTGCGGGCGCGGGTCCGGCCCTTCGAGCCGGGCCATATCCCTACCGCGCTGGAGCGTATGGCCCACTGGAGGTAATCGCATGGTCACTGAGCAGGTCAAAGAGGATCGCATGAGCGTCTTGTCGCAGTTGGGGATCGACCTGGAAGAGATCGGGCGGTGCATCCATGATCTGACGCTGAGCCTCGCGGTCAGCCAGGAGGCGCAGCGTCAGGTACACTTGTATGAGTTGGCTCCCGAAGCGCTGGCGTTGTGGTTCGTTGACTTCTTCGTCCGCTACGATCGCGCGGATCATTCTGCTTTGGCACATTCCAGGTAGTCGGCCGCGCACACTTTTTCCGCGGGATCGTCCAGGGGTTTGGCGCACAGCGAGTCGAAGTCACACAAAGCGCGCTCCAAAGACTTGGCTACCAGCTCGCCGACCAGG